CTGGGACTACATAGTCTACAATAAATGTTCCTGGCAATATGCCTTGTCCAGACAATAGCATACCTGGACGAGGATCTGCTTGACTAATTGGTACTGGAGGAGTACAAGTTAATGTGCCATACCCACCAGCCATAAAAGTTACTTCACCATCTATACATGGAAACTGGCTTGATATTGTAATGGAAGTAGTACTGTTAATAGTAGCAATTTTTGTTAGTCCACTAAACCAGCCACTTCCTGTTACAGGTGCCGCAGTTAGATTTGTTAGGACCATTCCTGGCACCATAAGCGATACCGCAGATGGAGGTAATCCCGTTACAACAGATCCAGCTAAAACTCCTGCTACACTGGCAAGTGAGCTTACAGGTTGTACTGGAACAAACTCACCGGCTAAAATATATGTAGTTTCAGATAAATTCTCTAATGCGTTTGCAATACGTTCTAAATACGCATGATATGGAAATCCAACTGTTGGAACTCCGGCTACAGTTGCCAACCCTGCTATACTTGAGCCAGGCACTGTAGGAATAACGGGACGTAAATATGGCATAATTAATCTCTTATGCTAATTTAATGCCAGTTGTTTGCTGGATGTAAGTATCAGCCGCATCCTTAATTGTTGCTGCCAAAACCATAATTGTATTTTTATTAATAGTTACTTCAGCATCTGGATCTGTAGTAAACAAAAACGGAACAAGTCCGACACCTTCTTTAGTTGCTGTAAGGCACAATGGCTTTTTAACTTTAACGCCTAATGGACCATCTTCTACTAGTTTAGCAACAATCTCTTCACCTGCTGTAGTTTTGATTGTTACAATTTCACCTTCTGCAATACCTTTTGAAATTAACATATTATACCTTTTCGAAATGTTTTTTAAGTTCTGTGAACCCGCCTATATAATTATCGTCTAAAAATATCTGTGGCAAAGTTCTGGCTGTAGGTACTGATTCTAGTAATTGTTCTTTAGTCCAATTTTCCTGAACATTACGTTCTTCGTATTTGATACCCTTCATATCTAATAATGCTTTTGCCTGTACACAAAATGGGCAGGCGTTTTTACTCCATACTATCGCTTTCATTTTTCTTTCCTTCTAATTATTATAGCGCAGGTAACTCGTCGTAGTCAATAGTTTCTGACATAACTCCAATAACATAATTGGTAGATTCATTTTCCTGTAGGGCTGTTTGTTTTTTACTTGTATCTGTATGCTTATTAAACCAAGGTATTGGTGTAGACTTTGGAGCGGCTTGCTGATATTTGATACCAATATCTTTAAGTGCTCCAACTGCTGTATAATCCACAAAGTCTTTCAGAATAGCGGCATTTAAACCAATCACAGGTCCTTTTTGGAACAAGTAATCAGCCCATTGTTTTTCTTCACGGATAACATCCATATATAAAGCATAAACTTCTGCTTCGCATTCTAGTTTAACTTCGGCAAAACGACTATCTTCTTTGACTACTTGATTAATCAAGTAGGCAGTCCAACCTTTGTGTAGTAGTTCATCTTGTAGGATCAAACTGATAATGTTACCATTACCAATAAAGATTTTGTTCTCAACCATTGCTAGACTTGTAGCAAAGCTAACCATAAAGCGGAACGCTTCTAGTGCGTATGATGCATTAAGAGCTAACCAAATTGCTTTAATATGTTCTTTTTCTGTAACAGGAAGTCCTACTTCTTTAGAACAGTTAAGTTCGTGTAATGCATCATAATACTTGCCTACACTACTAGCCATGTCTAAGATTTCTATAGTGTCGTGGATAGTATTGAACACATCCTTTGGCACATTATAGATGTTACGAATGATATGGCTGTAACTCTTACTGTGAATGTTTGTTTCGTAGAATGTCCAATTATAGACAAGGGCTTCTAATTCTGGCAAACTTACAACAGGCGTAAAGATTTGGCTTGGGCCACGTCCTTGTAAACTATCTAGTGCTGTTTGACGCAATAGGTTTGAAGTAAAGATATGTTTAACTGCATCAGATGCATCTTTAAAGTCATTAGCATCTTTACTCAAACTAATTTCTTCTGGTTGCCAAAAGAAGCCACGTGCTGTTGCTTCAAAGTCTGCAATCTTTTTATACTTAACTTCTTCAAATCGTTGAATAGTAACTGGACCTGCTGGATCCAAAAACATCTTGCGATTTAAATAGTCTGTCTTAGTTTTTAAATTATACTGTGCTTGGCTCATTTTAATATTTTCCCGATGCAAGTACTATCTTGCAAATATGTTCTAATCGTTCAATGTGTTCATAGGCACGCCATGGGCTTGTATCAATAGCAACAACACCGTGTCCTTTAATACCTACAATATCGTAGGCAATATTGCCCATACTATCTAGTTCTAGTTTTTCAAAGCATTGATCGGCTAGTTCTTGACTAATAGGAGGAACGTCTGGTACATTGGGTGCGACTTTTGTATAACGACTAAGTTCTGGAAAGTCATTAACAATAGTACTCAAATCAATACCGGCATGCATAGCCGCTACACAATATGTAGGATGCACATGAACAACTACACGAACATCATTGCTATGTTGTCCTAACTCTTTTTGTAGACCAAAGTGTAAAGGAATCTCTCCACTAGGCTTTAATGCAGAGCTGATAGCAGTATACTCTAATTCTTTCCATGCATATCCAAACACACCTGTACCGTATCCGCTATTAATCCATTTATCAATGCTTATTTTTTTAAACTGATCTGGCTGTAATGTTTGTTTACGCACACCACTTGGTGTAATGTAAAAATGGTCACGGCCATGATGTCTTATACTTACATTACCATCTCGGCTGGTAATCCAATTTCGTTTGTATGCTTCTTGTAGCACATTACAGATTGTTTCTAACATGCTTGCCTCTTTTTATAATCTTCTATTGCGGCTTTAATGGCATCCTCTGCTAGAATTGAACAGTGTATCTTTACTGGCGGTAGAGCAAGTTCTTCAGCAATGTCGCTATTTTTGATAGCTTGCGCTTCATCCAGTGTTCTTCCTTTGACCCATTCTGTAACGAGTGAACTAGAAGCGATTGCGGAACCGCATCCGTATGTCTTGAAACGAGCATCTCTAATAATACCATCTTCTACCTTTATTTGTAATTTCATTACGTCACCACAAGCAGGTGCACCAACCATTCCTGTACCAATGCCTTCCTCGTCTTTGGCAAAACTACCTACGTTACGAGGATTCTCATAGTGGTCAATAACTTTGTCTGAGTAACTCATTTCCAAGTCCTCACGGCAATCCAATGTTGTATGCGTTGAATGCGCCAAGCGGCCCATTCAGGTACTCTAAATAACTTTATACCATTTGGTGTATACAATGTGTTGTTTGAGTCTACGCCCATTAATCCGATCATAATTTGCATGCCTCACAATCATCTTCTAATTCTTGCTCAACATAAGATTGTGCAACTGCTACAACTTCATCAGTTGCTCTACTGCCAGCTTTATTAATTAAACTGTAATAGAAAGTTTTTAATCCCCATGCATGAGCTTGCATTAAATTTTTAGCAATCAATGTAGTTGGAACTTTACGTCCTTCAAAGTGTGCAGGATTGTAGAAAGTGTTTGTGCTAATTGATTGATCAACATAAGCCGCAAGTACAGCCGCTGTTTTCAAATAGCCGACACAATCTGTTTGCTCCCACATCATCTGATATTTGTTCTTAAGTTTATGATACTCTGGAACAACCTGTGTGAATGATCCTGCTTTTGATTCCTTAGTACTAATAAGGCTCATAGGCATTTCTATTCCATTAGTGCTATTAATAACAACACTACTAGACTCCACTGGAGCAATAGCCATAAGTGTAGCATTTCTAACTCCATATTCTTTCATGTTAGTGCGTAGAGTTTCCCAATCAAGTTCAGGTGTAAAGTCTGCTAATTCATCTGCACCTTTAGCACGTAACTCCCAGGGGAACACACCCTTACCATATCGTGTGCGTGGGCTATCAACACAAGCACCACGTTCTTTGGCTAGTTCAACTGTGGCTTCTGTTAAGTAGAAGGCTTGATGTTCCATCCATGTCTTAACATCTTGTAGTGCATCCTTGTCACCATAACGTAAGCCACGTTTAGCATGCCAATAGGCTAAGTTAGTTACACCAATACCCAATGGCTGTATTTCGTCATTGCTCAACTTACTTTGAATACTTAGAAAATCTTGGTAATCGAGAATATTACAAAGGCTACGTTGAAGAATGCGACAAGCACGACGCATGTCTTCAGGATTTCTAAAAGCACCCCAATTAATACTACCAAGAGTACACAAAGCGATTCGACCAAGAGCGTCATCAAGGCGTTTAAAAGGGCGTGTAGGTAA